ACTAAGTTTATATGTAAAGAAGTAAAGAGAGTTTAAAATGAAAATGGATATTAAGAAAATTATAGGATTTTTAACTACTGCTTTATTTGGAATTTTAGTATGGGCGTTAATAACTTTAATTGAAATTAAAGGTGATCAACAACATATAAAAGGTGAGTTAAGTGGTATTGACAAAGCAATTAGTAGAATCTATGGTTTTATAAATTCTTCAAAATGAAAACAATAGTATTATTTATTTATCATCACTCAAGTAAACTTAGTTCTTGGTCTTGGCAGAAATTATATAAGAATAGAAAGTCTGGACTTGGTTATAAAAAATAGATTAATAATCTCTTTCTATAATCATTTCTAAGTAATGAATAGCTTTCTCTATATCTTTTTCTTTTCCTTTAGCAGCGTGTCTGCATATATATTTAATAGCATTACCTTCTGCAAATAGAAGTTTATTCTCATTAATAAAATGAGCTGGTTGAATCTTCATGTTTTTATAGTGTGTTCCGTCTACTTGTTTATTAAGTGATTCGTATGTCATGTCTTTAAATATATCCTTATGAGTCATTAAATGTTAACCTAAATTTACCTGAATGTTTATATTTTTTACGTGTTTTAGTTAATACTTTAGTTTGATCATCTCTTAAAGCATACAAATCTAACTTCATAGCTTCAGTAAACTTACGAGTAGCTTGAGATGGATCTATGTCAGCATAAGAACAAATAGTTCTAAAGTCTATAGAATCACTAACAAGCCATGTAATAGCTTCACGTTTATCTATGATATGATATTTATATACACCATCATACATAGCGTCATGTATTGCTTGATTGATAATAGCTCTAAACAATTTAATCTGATAATCTATCATTAACAATTTCGTATGTCATACGTTGGTCTACAGTTTCAGCTTGTTGCCAAGTCAAACTATTAGGATTTAAAGAATGAATTATTTTTATTGCATCTTCATCTGAATCTGCTTTAATAATAACTTCAGCATAAGCAGGAAGTATAACCCATTTTTTAAATTTATAAATCATATATTATTTTTACGTCTACTTGCTTCTAATGTTCTAAAGAGATCTATAATTAAACCTTCTTTATCACGTTTGTTTTCTAAAGTAGATGCTTTTACTTCAGCATTAAATATTTCATCTACTGCATTTTTATAAATGTCACTAGCATAATAAGATTGTTCTTTTGCAGATATACTTTTATCTCCTGTATTACCTGTAATGTGTAATGCTTTTTTACGTTTAAGTAATCTATCTAAATATTTTACAGTAGCATTTGATTCAGCATTTTCTACATCTGTTTCTGAAAGAAATGTTAGTGCATCTTCTAATCGTTTTTCAGTTATCATTTTTATCCTCAGTTGGTTTACAATATGTTAACATAATTTGATACTCTTTGGTATTTATTTTATAATATAAACCATCTTCTTTAAAATAAGTATTTTTATCAACATATTCATCACAAGATTTATAATCTATAAATTGTTCTTTTAGAATATATTTCATTGTTAATTTTGCAGGATCTATTTCTGTTGGAATAATCAACATCATTAATAATTCTATCATAAATTCCTAATCTATTTAATTCACAATCTGCACAATAATATTCTTTGTTGTGTATAATGATTGCAGTTTTTTTACAAAGTTTACATTTCATAATAAAAAGGCACTACTGAAAGGTAACAGTAATGCCTTATTTTCTAACTCGAGGGAGATAAGAAATTGTTAAAATGGTACATCGTCTTTTAGTATTTCTTCAACACTATTAGCTTTTGCATCTAATACTTTTCTTACTAAATTATCAATTTGTTGAAATTCAGAATCAGTTGGTACTTTGCCACCTGACATATAAGAAGCTATAAGATTACTCATAGTTAATCTATACTTTTCAGAAAATTGATCTACTGGTTTTACAGTTGCATGAGTAGTGTTAGCAGAGTAAGTAGCATTAACAGAAGTTGATACTGAATTATCTGATACCTCACTTAAACATTGTATTCTAGAAGCAGTTTGATATTGCTTACCAGTTTTACTTGTTCTAACAGGTTGAGCATCAATCTTTAATCTTGCACCTGCTGGCCATCTTGCTGAGCCTAAAGCTTCACCATAGACAGTCATGTCTGTACCATCATCTTTGTTAATATAGACAGTAACTTGACCATCATCTTTCTCGAATGCTTTTTTAAATGTGCATTCAAATGTTTCGTGTTCCATGTTTGTTCTCCTATTTATTTGTTTTATTATTTTTCCAAACTTTTGCATTAACTCTTATAACCTATTTAAAGGCCTCTTGCCAAATCATTTTTGCATATTTTCTAGATGGTTCATTATCAGATTTTCCCCATCTAAAATTGTCCATAGTTAATGGAAACATTTTAACTATATCTTCCTTATTTTTAGCTATTTCCATAATATGTTCAATATGTTTCATAGCTTGTATGATAGTCTCTAAATGACCCTCTCTGCCTTCCATATCCACGCTATAAACGTCCTTGTAAGAACAATAGAGTAGAGCTGTCGGTTTATTAAAAAGGTCTTTGTAAAGGGCTTGTTGACGCAAATCAGCGTCTTTTGGGTACCATCTGCTATCAATAGCACCAGATTTAAGTCTTTTTATGTAAGCAGTAGCTTTAGTATCTATGATTACATCATCAAACTCAAAGTCTGTAATACCTTTTACATCATATTTTAAACCATATTTTTCACCAGGTGAAACTATTTCTTTTTGATAAGATATAATCTTACCAAATTGAGGAAGTTCTTTAACAAACTGATTAGCAATTATACCAGACCAAAGACATTCATCATCTGATTCATCGCCTTTAAGTTCTATGTATTTAGTTTTTGCAATATCTATGATAACTTCTTCATCAGTGATTTGGTTTTGCAAAGCATGTTCTGCTGTAGCTTCGGCTACACTGCCCATTTTCATTCTGGCGTTTGCTTCAGAACTAAAATCATATAAATTATTAATTATCCAATAAGGTGGAGAATCAATAAAACTATTAGTTTTAGAAGCACTATGTCTATATTCAATGTTCATATTTTTCCTATGGTTAGTTATATTCAAAAGTATTGTAGTTCATCTTATAATGTATCTTTAGATATATTAAAAGGTAAAAGAATCGTTAGTAATAGTAACGAATATAAAATATATAATTTATGTATTTTACTTTCTTGGCTATTGCACCCTACACAAGTGTACGGGTGTAAGAGCATTATTGCTCGTATGCATAATTGTAATAAAAACAGAGTTTATAGATTAAATAATTTGTACAATAAAAACGAAAATTTTAAATCTTTCGTTGATAAAGCACTAAAAAATTATAAAATAAATTATGCGACAGATTGAGAAACCAGAGTTAATTTCTACTATCTTAGATAAACGTCAAGTATGGTTAAACATACGTGAGTCTCGTTTATTATATATGTATCATCGTAAGCTTATATCTATTGAAGAATATGAAGCTGGATCTCGTTATCGTATTATGTGTGAACTCCAAGGTGGAGGAACTGGCAATGTTCTTAAAGAACGTATTGACAATTCTAACACAGACTTTATAACTTCATCTCTTGGTGCTGCATTAGCAGTTAAAGAAGTTGATGACGAACTAGGTAAAAGAGTTTCTAGAATTATGAAATTGTTTTGTCATTTTAATTATGGTATCATTGAGATAGCAAACATTATAGGTTTGTCAGAACGCAGAGCATCTAACCAAGTACATGAAGGTCTATCAGATTTAGCAATATATTATGGCTACAAAAAAGTGCACAATACTATCAGAGGACAAGGTACAAAGAATCAAAGACAAAGAGTACCTAAAATGGGTAGCATCTAATCCTTGTATTCTTTGCCAGCATACAGAGTCTCAAGCTCACCATATAACTTTTGCTATGCCTAGAGGTTTCTCACAGAAAGTTGGAGATCAATTTACTGTTCCTCTTTGTTATAAACATCATCATCAATTACACACTAATGGTATGAGTGAAAAGGATTTTTGGATTAAATTAGACATAGATGCTGTTGATATATGCTCTAAATTCTATAGTCATTACCACGAAATGTGGAAGAATAAGAACTTTTTCTATGATGATTCTATGCTTTGGCGTACAGTTTATGATGAACTTGTACCTAAGATACAGAATAACATTGATTTTTTACTGCAACCCAAATAACTAATAACTATATCCTTGCGAGAAGTACGTACTTATGAATAAATTACTAAAATTTCCCAAAAAATCTAAACAGAATTATTCAGAAACTTTCTTGGATAAAATTAATCCAGAAGCTATTGGCAACTTTATTAAAGGTCAGAATCCTGATATGTCTATTAGATCTGCAGATGCAATGGCTTTAGCTATTATATATAGCACTTACCTTCAGTTAGTCTTTGACGAAGAAGGTCACAATGTTCCAGACAATATCATGGACGCTCTAGAAGAAAACGACAAATCAACTTTTATATGGGCACCTAATGGTAAAGAAACGCTTCACTAAGAAGAAAATAATTTTCTCTAAAGATTCTACTATTTTACCTTATGACAAATACAGAGTTGAGTGGGTTGACTGTGTAAGTGATTCAGGTTGGGCAGAACATAAAGAATTTACTAACATGAAACTAGCACGTCCAGTAAACGAGGGTTGGCTATTTTCTAAAAACAAACATTCTATTAAATTGTTTGCAGCATATATTGAAGAAGACGGATCTTATACTTATGGAGATCGTACTAATATACCTACATCTTGGATTGTAAAGATGACTAAAATTTAACAAGCCAGACAGTCTCCCATCTGGCTCTATCTATCTTAATAGTCAATGACTGAAGGTTAATTCCCATATCCATTGTCTTTCATATTACCCTAACTGCAGTTAAGATATTTGCAGATCTATTTATAGAATTCTTAAATTCCTTTTTCAGTATACATATCATTAACTTTATCAGACTCTTTTTGAGCTTCAGTTTTTAATGGATCTGTATATACTTCTTCTACTTTTATTCCGTATCTTGAATTATCTAACATACGTTCTTTAGTAGCAAGAATTTCAACTTTAATATGATCTTTAGCGTGTTCTAATACCTGAATTAACTTTGGAAAGTTAGTTGGGTATATACCATATATACTTAGATCGTTAATTGCTGTCGCTACTCTTTGTAGTCCTCTTTGACGTTTTTCTAGTCTCAGAGTCTCGCTGTCTGGCATTATCATTATCTTCCATCTCCTTTATTATACGTTTTAACTTATCTATTTCTAATTGCTTTCCAGCAAGTAGCATACGCATTGCTCTTTCATCCATGGTCTCTTACCTCCGTTAAGTGTGTGTCTAATTGTTGAGACAATTCTTCATATTCTACAATCCATTCTTGTAAAATCAAGGAATGTTTATCATGTAGAAAACCACATTCTATAGCATTACTAAGTACTGCAACAGATTCTTTAGCATCAGATAACTGATTTACTAAATTATCTATTTCATACTTTTTTGACTTATTTTTAGATATAACTTCTAGATGTTCATCTTTAAGTTCTGTCATTTTTGCATCTCCTCTATAGCAGCTCTTGCTGTATTTAGTTTATCATTTATTAATACATCTAAATTATCTTTCATTTTCTCGTATTTTAATTGAGTTAATTGATGTTCTTCTTTTTCTAGATCTAGATCTTTACGAAGTTTTAATACTTCATTTAAAGATTTACGTAACTTTTCTCTTAGCTCTACTATAAGAATGTCTTCACGCAGCTTCATCTTTTACCTCCTGATATACACATACTGTACCATGTAAAACAGATCCTGGCAATGCCATATGACCTGTCTTATTTTGCCATTCTTTCCAAGCAACAGTGGCTCCTATATTTGGTTGAGCATCTTCTTGCATAAGAAATTCCTCATCAAAGTATATATCTACATACCCATCTTTTCTATTAGAATACTCAGGGTAGTAAGCTTTAGACATTTCTATCATGCTACAACCTATATGTTTATACATATCTTGAAATGTAGGTTTTTTAGTATAGTCATGTGTTTCAACTATATTATAAGATCCATCTTTAGATCTTAATGGACTATTTTCTGCTTCTATTTGTGTTGGTCTTATTACGTGTAGTTTATACATTGTTTCTCCTATGATGGTTGGTTTTCTAATTCTAACATAATTATCCATTCGGATCTGTTAGCAAATTCACATTCATCAAATGCTTGATATGCTCCATCAGCACCCAATGCATTAACAAATAAATTTGTACCATATTTTTTATTATGGAATACATAAACACTAGTGTGTTCAGCTTTTGGTTTTAAAGTTAATACTTTTTCTTTTTTCATTAGTTTATCCTTTTAGTTAATTATCTTTATGTATTGGTGGTAGGTCTGTCCCATCAATAATTTTTAATATTGCCTCTTTTATAAAATCGGTACTATTTTTTTTTCCATTTTTTCCATAAATATGGTGAAAATTAGCCCAAAATATTAAAAAATAAGTAGAGATTATATGATCGCAATTTTTTGTATTAAATATTGTGTTATAGCCATATATATAATCTTGTACATTTTTCTTTACATTTTCTTGCAACTTAAAAAATAAATCATCTTTTTTAAATTCACTTGAAAGTTCTTTTTTCATTATATTTCCTTATTTTAGTTCATCCATTTAGTTAATTGTTTACTTACTAACTCTACGTATCTAAACCACTCTAATATAAAGTTACGTTTTTTACCTAAACGTTCTTTAGTTATTTGTTTAATAGCTTTGTTAGTTGCTTTATCGAGTAAGCTTGTTTGATCTTTAAGATTCATCTGCATATACTTCGTCACTTTCTTCGTTATATTTAATTTTTGCAATTTTTTTAATTGCACCCATTTGACTGTAATCTTTAGCATAAGAACAAACAGTATTTTTACTATCTTCTGTAGACATATTTAATTTATGATTTTCTAACCATATATCAAATGCTTCGTCTCTATTCTTGGCAATTACTTGCCATTTAGTTACATAAGTAATTTCGTTTTCTACTTCATATATTTCTTTATCCACATCACTGTGGAATAAACATAACGCTTCATCTACCATAAATACCTTTCTATTAAAGGGCTAAGCCCCACAAAGTGTGCAGGGCTTCGACCAAATTTAATTATTTAGTAATTGCTAAGAACTCAGGCTTAGGAACTGTAGATGTATTTATCTTTTCCTTCGCCATTTCTTGTCCTACTACTCCCCATACTGTAGCTAGGGATTGACCTGCATTAAGTAAGTTCTTACAATATTCTTTAGATAAATCTAACATTTGTAAAGCTTTACCTCTTGGGCCAGAATAGAAGTCACGAGAAGTTTCTTCATGACATATTTTCTTAAGTAGTCTATCCAGTTCATCTGGGTGTTTTATTAGAGATCTTTCTATCTCAGTATCCCATTTTCTAACTTTCTTCCAGTTTTCTAGTTTACCTTCTAGGTCATTGATTGAATTATCTAATTTACTTGTTTTTTCTAGTAAAGTAGAATCCATTTCGTTTGCAAACTTTTCACGATCATTATAGTTATTTCTAACATCTTCATGTAACTTAGTTAGTTTTAACTTTTCTTTGAACGCATCAAAGTTTAATTCAGACTCTGAATCAATGGTATCTTGCATTTCTGTTTTCAAAATATTCTTTCTCTCGTCATATTTTGTTTCCATGAAATGATCTAGATAGTCCATTTCAGATTGTCTTATAGGGGTTCTAGTACTACTCATGCTGTTTTCCTTTCATTAGTTGATTGACTTATAGTCTCTAACTTTTCTGCGACTTCTTTAGCGTCTATTGATTTGTCCATTCTTTGACAAACTCTTATAAACAATGATGTTGCAGTAGTTTTCTTACCCATAGAGTCTAGCATTTGTAACGATTCTGTTTCAGCAACAGTTTCATGGCATAGTCCTATAAGTTCTGCATACCAAGTAAGCATAGGCTTATACTTATCTGCTACTCTAGATTTAACTGGTAGTTTTGTCTGCATTGTTATCCTCCTTCTTTAGTTTGATTTCAATTGGCATTTCTAATGTATCAGGCATATTTTTTTCTACTGCCTTACATATACCTATAATCATTCTTAATGGGAATGTTATAGATTTTACTATTACTTCACCTATTTTTTCTATACGTTTCATATTCTTCCTTTTTTTTGGTTAATCTATGATATTTCATAGTTGTTTTTATATACTCATCTTCGAACTCTTTACTTCCAGGAATTGGATCGACATCTTCGATGAGCCAATTCCAACCTTTCCTGATGGCTAAACCCCCAACAGTATAAGTAACAAATCGAAGAACATTAAATATTCCATTCATTATTCTCCTTGCATTTCTTGGATTATATTTTTGTATCTTGGACTATGTTCGTTAAAGTAGTTTTGCTTACCTACTGTATCTATCTTATCCCAAGATCTTTGTATTTGACTTGCTCTTTGTGGGTAGGGGGTATCAAAACCATGTTCTGGTATTTGTTTACACCATTCACTAAAGATTACTTCTGGTTTATCAGTTAAGAATAACTGTATATCCCATTTTTTTTGTCTGCATATATCTATAAGATTTTCTGCAGCCAATCTATTTATACATCGTTCATACTTTTGTATTTGTTGAAACGATACATTTAAACATTTAGATATTTGTGTCTGGGTAAACCCATTCCACACTCTATGTAATACTAGCACTTTAGCTATATTTTTATTAATCTCATAATTGTTAAACGCTTTAACTCGCTTACCCATTATTACCTCCATATATTTTATTTAATACCAATAGCTCACGCTTGTCGGAGCTAGTGGGAACTGTCACTACTCTAATTGATGGTTTCTTGTCTCTATATACTTTAACTATCTGTATATATCCCATTTTGGGATAGAGGATAGGTAGGTGGATTACTTTAAGAAAGTACTTCTTCCACCACAGTATATTTTCTTTTCTTATCGAGCCAGTGAAATCCTGGTTATACAGTAGCTTTACTGCTCTGCTTAAATTTATTGGATTTTCTCGGAACTTTCCCTCTATTATTACTCTGTACATTATTAACCTCTCCGTTGTTAGTAAATCCACTTACCCATAGTAGATGGTCTGCCCATTGTTTAGCAGTCCAAAATTTAGGTGTTCCTAATTTAGTTTTAGTCATGCTTTGTTTATCCTCCATATTGAATATCTGCTATTACCGTAAGAATTATTATTTTCCATTTGTTTACGAAATTCTTTTTTTATCCAGCTATGATTGTGGTATCTACCACCTGAATTATCATATTCTGATAATGGCATAACAATTCTTTTAGTTTTTATAAACTTATCTCTATCCCATGGGTCTGAATTAAGTCTATACTCTACTTTATATATTATTAAGTTTCTCATTTAATCCTCCTATTAGGGGTAACCCCTCATTACGAGGGGGTGTACCCAATTGTCTACTTTTTAGCTAAGATCTTATTCATCTTGCTATCTAACGCATCTAACTTTTCGTTTAAGCCTTTAATCAGATCATACTGAGCTTTAGGCATATACTTGCTAGGATTAGCTTTAACGTAAGCTATTCTATCTTCTGCTGATTTAGACTCAGTGTATGGTATAAACGTTTGTTGTGTTGACATAGTGTTCTCCTATTTGTTAGTTATTATTATTTAATAACGATTGTTTGATACTCGTTACAAACGATCGTTGTATTCTCTTTGCTTCCTTATCCCTCTCTATTAAAACAGAATTCTCTGGGAAAGGAAACTCGTACTGATTAAGCTGATAGTTACTATGCTTATCTGTATCTCCCTCTATTACCTGAAGTATATCGTATGTTATCATATATCCTCTCTTATTCTTGGTAAGGCTCTTAGTAAACAAACCATACCTGTTATTATTAATAATAAACCAGTCCAAACATCTAGATGTATCATTAAGATTACACCTAGAAAGGATAGGACAAAGCTACTTAGTATAGCTAGTAGTCCCATCCATATGTGAAATGTCATATTTATTTTTCGGACACCTTGAAAGTATTGTATATGCTGTATGCTACTACACCACTTATCACTTGACCTATTATCATTATACCTAACCATATACATAGTAGGCTTATCATTATAGTACTTAACATATCTTATCTCCTTTGGTTGATTGATATACCTACAC